CTATTCATATATATAACGTTGCACAGAGGCGGGGCGTGTGGGTTTTCCCAGTGGGTGTGGCGTGTGACGTTGTGGTACGGGAGCACGTTTGCGGTCGCCTTCAGGTTCTTCTACGGTATGATTGCTTTTCTTCCTTTGGAAATATGGTTTGAAATTTTTCTTTATTTGCCAATAGCAGATTTAGTAGTTTTTGCTTCTGTTTTTCGTGAATTTTTACCTCTTTTGTATTCAACTGCTTTCCGGCGGCGTTACTTTTTATCGCACCGGGCGAAGTTTCCTGGACTTAGTTCCTCTCCTTCTGTGTCATACTGCCGTTACTGTTTTGGAGTAGACTGTCCTACGTGTTGGTTTGATCCTTTTATTCTTTTTAATTTTGCTCCGGCTGAAATCGGCTGTCGTTGTTCAGCTCACTTGTATTTATATTATACTGTTAAGTTCTACTTTTAAACGGTGAGTATATTTTTATTCTTAATGTACATTATAAAGGAAAAGTATTTGAATTTTTTTGGTTAGAGTCTAATATAATTTGAAAACACTTTTCTTTTTTTAATAGGAAGAAGATGCTTTCAGTTTTACCAGTAGAAATTTGGACAATGATATTTTTATATTTAAGCAGTAGAGATATTGCGGCTTTTATTTTGTGTTTTCCAGAGTTGCAAACTGTCATTTTAAAGAAATATTTCAGAAAACATTTTTTAAAGAGGTTTGCCAGAATTGAATGTTGTTCTGTGTTAAACAGATTACGAGAAGAATGTGTTCGCTACAATTTTCCTTTGCTTCAGCTGTGGTCTGGTTGGTGCCAAACAAAGCATTTTTTACATTCTGGACATTGTGTGGCCTGTTTAACTCATCCTTATTTACTGCTTTATTCACCTTTTAGGTCAGGTTGTAATTGTGTCGACCATAGAAACCTTTGGTATAATTTGCAGGATGTTGTTTTATGGACTTGTAGTTCTTGGCAAGATTTGTCCCCTGGGTGGCGGTGGCCGGAATGTGGAGTTCCTGTTAGGGCAGTTAAATCAGTTAAGAAAACATTAAGGCTTTGTTATAAAAACTGGGTTTTTGCAGTTCTCAAAAAATTTTTGGCTTAGAATGTCTGAGCTTTGGGAACAATTTAAGAAACATGACACTGAGTGTTCTGAATTTTTCTGTGTATCTCGATGGATAACAGGGGTAAGAGTTTTTTATTTTTGGGTGTGTTATTTTTTCTTTTCGCTGTTTACAAGATGATATTAAATTAGTCTGATTAATTTTGTAGGCGCCTGAATTTTTTGTTGAATTACCGACTGAGATTTGGATGAAGATATTTTTGAAACTTACAAGCAAAGACATTGCTAGTTTTGTTTTTGCTTTTCCTCAATTCATCACTGTCATTAAGGATTCTTATTTTATACAATTGCACCTTAAGAGGTTTGAGAAGATAAAATGCAATGCTGTTCTGAATGACATTCGGCTTTCTCGTCGCATTGGGAAATATACTCCATTACCTGTTGCTTGTAATTGGTGCTGTAAAACTTTATTACCTTCGGGTCATTGTGTTGCGTGCCTTGTTAATCCCCATTTATTGTTGTATTCTCCGTATCATTCTTTGTGTTTTTGTGTGGATCATAGATCTTTGTGGGTTGATTTAGAGGATGTGGTTTTGTGGTCTGCAGTTTCTGTAGCAAATTTAAACAATAACTGGAATTGGCCTGAATGCGGTTCTGGTGTTTATAAAAAGAAAAAATTGTAAGAAGATGGATTTGAAGCAATTAAAACAAGCTCTTTTGGAGCATACAAAATCATGTAATAAAATAGGCTGTGATTTAGCTTCAGCTGAAAAAATTACTTTCACTGTGCATAAAAATGCATTTTTGCATTGTTTAACGTTGAAATTTTTTATTGTTCATCATGCTGGAAAAATGTATTTTAAGAAATCATTTTGTTGCTTTCTTAAATGCCGTTGTCCTGATGAGTTTTCTTTGAGCTGCTTAAAGAAATTAGCATTATTAATTTGTGAAGCAGAGCTTAAAATGCATTATAGTAAGTTACAGACTGTAATTCATGAAAATGAGTCATACAGTAAAGCTTTATTGGCTCATCACGATCCTTTTGCTGTTGAATGTCCTTCTTTGCAATGCATGATGATTGGAATTTGGAAGTTGTTAGTTTCTTTACAGATTTTGCAGAAGCATTTCTGTGTTTTAAGAGAAGAGCCTCTCAATGGACTGCATTTTTCTGGAGGTGCAAAATGCCGCATTCAGTTAAAGCAATTTTTGAGAGGAGAATGTTCTTGTATGCATCCATTTTCTGAAGTTTGTTTTGGAGGCCTGCTCACAAAGTTTTGTAAGTGAGAAAAAGTATGTGATTTGACTGTATTTTTTATGTTATTGAATGGCATTAATTTTCTGTTTTCTGTTGTATCTTTTACAGGTCATGGATTTGCGAAGTTTGCTGCCAGATGAGCTGTGGATTGAGATATTTTGTTATTTGACAAATAAAGATATAGCAAAATTTGTAATGTGTTATAATAACATGATTGAGTTGGTGAAAAGTTCCAAGTTTTTATGTTTGTATATAAAACGGTTTGCTAATATAGATTGTAAGCTGCTGCAGAAATTTATTGTAAAATCACATTTAAGATTTCATGCGATGTTGTCTGTACCTTCATTTTGGTGTGATGTATTGTATTATCTTCCTTCTGGTCATTGTATCGCATGTTTAACTCATCCTTATTTGCTGCTGTATTCCCCATTTAAATGTAAGTGTTACTGTAAAGATCATAGAGATTTGTGGCAGAAATATAAGTCTGTAATTTTGTGGTCTAGGAAGAAATACAGAAGAAAGTTTGATGCTTGGCCTGTATGTAATGCAGTTGTAAGAAAAAACTCAATAAAAAAGTGTTTGTAACATTACATGGATGGTGGATTTTTATGAGTTCAAAATATCATTATTAGATCTAGTACTTCACGGTTATTAATTTTTATTACTGGAAATTTTCTCTGGGTTTTATTCATGAGAGATTTTAAGTTGAGCTGTTTTGGCGGGAGAAGCCTTTAGCATATTGGGCGGGATAATTTTTTTCTTAGAGGAACGCAATGGGTTAAGAGGGAAAAAGGTTAAGCTGTTCATTTTTATTCTGGCAGTTGAGTAAAAGGAAAAACATTGTGGCAAAAATATTTTTTATATCCTGTTTGTGCAAAAGGGAAAAAACATGGGAGAGGTTAAGTGGTATGTTTTGACAGTTGGAGAAGTATGATGGAATATCTTTGCCAGTTCTTTTGTATCCTGTTTATATAAGAAAAAATCATGAGAGCGGGTTTTTTGGGTAGTTAAAAATCTTTAAATCAACATTTTTGTTATTTCAGAAAAACATGGGAAAGGTCAGTTCTTGGTCATCAAGTTTTTATGGGTAGAATAACATGTAACATAATTGAGGTTAAATAAAAGTCAAGTGGTAATTGGACTTTTATGGAGTTTTAGCAGGAAAGAAGTTAAGGTTGGAATTTTATTGGACTGGGTTGGGTTGAAAAGGAAGTTAAACTTTTTCAGATATAATCAGACTACTACTTTATAAACTCCGGTTTTCCTCTTGATTTTTTGAAATGCCTGCAACATTTGGAGAAGACTAGTAAGTTGCAGCTATCAGAATTTTTCATAATGCTTTTCAGATTTTAGAGTGGTTTTAATCTTATAATGTTCTTCTTTACCTTTTAGGTTACAATTTTTCTCTTGGTTACAGAATTTATTTGGAGTTTGTAAGTATAAAAGCGACTTGATTCTTTTCTAATTTTTAAAGACTATCATTTACTAACATAAATGTTATTTTTTTTCGTTTTTTAGGTGATCTGAATTTATATTCAAGGTAACTTTTTAATGCATTTTTATAGATTTGTTAAATAGTAGGTTTTCTATGAACCTTATAATTTTTTTGTTTTTTGTAGATGAATCAACATGGGAGAATGCTTTATCCTAATTCTGAATTACTTTCTTTTTTATCACCACTTAACAGACATCAATATCAAGTATATTGTATAGTCTCTTCCCGGTACTTAAACTACTGGGCTAGAGGTCCATTTAGGATGGCTTTTAGATTTAATGGCGATAAAACTGTATATGTTTTAGCTCAGAAAGATTTGTTTCCTGAATTTGATGCTTTGGATTATTTAAAATGGGCAAATTTTGAAAATATGGGAACTGGCTTTTTTGAGGTAGACTGGGACAATTTGGTGGGAGTTTTAAATGATAGGGAATCTTTGATAGCGGAGGTTGTATTTGTGACTAGTAATGTACAGGATGAAACGTGGAATTTCTTTCGTTATTATTGGGAAAATTATTTTTCTTCTTTTCCTATTAAGCCTGATTGGCAGTGATGGATAAGCAAATCAAAGTTGTTGCTTGTGAGAAACCATCTGTTCCTAGTCATGGACTTGAAATATTTACCTGTGTTGGGCGTGGTCGTCTTGGTTCTGCTATTCGTGTGTATAATTTGAAGAAGATATTAACTCCATTCATATATAATCAGTTTTTTTGTTATTTTCCTATAAGCCAAAAAGCTGATTCGTTTTGCAAGAGGGCCGATATGGCTTATAAGTTTTATTATCATTGTCATTGTAATTCACCTGGATCTTTGCAATGTTTAGCTGCCAAAAGTGTTTTATTGTCTTGCTTTAATCATATGCCTGTTACTTTGTTTTCTGAACGAAACGTTAAGACTGTTCCTGTTTGTTGTAATACTTGGATTTGCTGTCCGTTAATGTTTCTGGGAGCTTCACAAATGCACAAAACTCATTTCTATTTTTTATTTTCTGGAGTGATGGAAGATGATTTTTCTTCAAAATGGTATTCATATCAAACTGTTAAACGAATTACATTTTCTGAAACTTGTGAGCTTATAAGTATAAAATGTAAATGTTCAGATACTTTGCAGCAATGTATATCTCGTTTTGAAAAACGTTTTAATTTTCTTCGTATGTTGTATTGTTGTTCTTTAATTTACAGAGGTTTGTCGGAACCATCTTTGGATGTAGCATGAACTCCATTATGTGTTGCGAAGGGATTCATCATCTTTTTTATTGTGATATACCGTTTGTTAGTTTTAAAGTCTTGGAAAGTTACATTAATGTCGTTATATTTAGGCTGTTAAAGTTGTATTTGTGTGACTTACCTTGTCAGCAAAATCAATTTCATTGTCATTGCTTGCAGCCAAATTCTTTGCAATGTCAAAGTTTAAAACAGACACTGATGTTAATTTTAAAAAAAGTTCATGTTCGTGTGCCTGTTTTTTTACCTTGGACCAATTGTTGTACAAATGTGTTATGTTATTCATTTGATGATTTTACAGTACTTATAACAAGACTTTGGAATGCTTTGCCATTGGAAGAAGAAATAAGTAAAATTGTAACAGATTATAACCGTTACAATTGTTGTCCTATGAAAGTACTGTTTGTTTTTAAAAGTCCAGAAGTGCAAGATTGTAAAAACCTGTTAGATACTGTACACTTAAAGATGAATATGGTAGATTTAAGGGGTTTTCATTTACCGCCATATGATTATGCTTATTGGAAGAGTTATGCTTCTATAGATTCCAATGATCAACCTTGCTTGCTTAGATTTGTTAATTATAGAGGCACATTATGTCAAGAACGGTATGTAAAAAGATTACTCTTTAATAAAGAATTTTTAAAATATTCATTGTCTGAATTGATGTGCTGTAAACATACTAACTGGTACATTTTCAGCTAAGGGAGAAGTAAATTTCATAGTTATGGTAGATTGGTTTTTAGAAATAGTTAGGCCAATAACCTTAACATCATTTCCCACAATTTGAGTTACAGATGTAACAAACGGACTTAAAACGAAGAAATCCAAAAAGTCTTGTGGGGGTTGAAAACCTAAAGAAGTTACTGGGGATTGAGGAGTAAATTGTGTTCCTGATAAAATATAAATGAAAGCTACAGTAGTAGGTATTATTTGCCACCCAAAAGCTATAGGAGTTGTGCTTAGAAAGTTAACGGTTATGGTTCCCTGCTTTGTAGCTGTTGATAATTCCCCAGAAGCATTAAACCCTAGAGAGCTATTAGTTTTAATTTGTAAAAGACCTTGTTGGAAAGTCAAACCGTTTCCAAGGTTTAAGGTTAAAGCATTATTACTAACAGTTAAGCCTTTTCCAAGTTTCAGTTTTAGAGCGTTATCGGCCACTTCCAAGGGCTCAGTGGTTTCTAAAGTCAACTGTTCTGCATCATTTAATTTTATGGGAGCTGTAAAGCTTAAGTCAACATTACCTGTGTTGTTAATCATTACAGGTTTTTTAACACTGAGGGTAAGATTAGAGTCAGTCACAACTAAAGGATTAGAATAGTTTACACTAAGTTTTCCATCACTATTTGTGTTTAGTGGAGAATTTAGAGACAATCTTAAAGAATTATCGCTTACAGTTAATGGTTGAGCATAACTTAAAGTAAGATTGTCTTGCAATGACACTAGTGGGGCTGAGTAGTTTATGGCCAAAGTGTTCTGACGACATACCAGAGGCCTAGTTAAATTTACAGTTAAAGAGCCGTCAGTTCCTAATCCTAAAGGTTTTCCTATAAATAATGATAAAGCATTATTTGAAATTCGTAAGGGAGTAGAATAAGATATTCCTAGAGATCCGCTTGTATTAACAGTTAATGGATTCGCAATGTTTATACTTAACGCATCATTACTAATGGCGAGAGGATTCTTATAGTTTAAGGCTAAAGAACTTTCTTCAACTTTCATAGGATTTTTCAATTTAATACCTAAATTTCCTTCTGGAGTTATATTCATAGGATCACTTAGATTTAAGCCCAAACTTTCATTTTGCAATCCTAGGGGTTCCTTTAAGTTTATAGTTAAAGAATCTGCCGCTATCTTTAGTGGATTTGAAACATTTAAACTCAATCTCTCATTTTGTAGATTTAAAGGAGTATTTAAGTTCAATACTAAACTCCCCTCATCATTTATTTTTAGGGGAAGTTGCGGTTGTTTTAAAGCTAAAGAGTCTGACTCAGTTGTTAGAGAATTACTTAATAGCAGTTGCAATGTTTCATCTGAGACAGTCAGGGGAACTTTGACTTTTGGAGCAGTGCTTGATAGGCCACCCTCTCCGTTTATGAATATTCCATCTCCCAATTTTACAGTTAAGAAACCGGTTTGATTTATAGTGATAGGATCAGTAAAGTTTAAAGATAAGATCAACCCTTCGCTTTTTAGCCCTTTTCCGGCTTCAATAAAAGGAGGCAGAGGAACCAGTCTCTCTTCAGAAAAGGGATAAACCGGGTCCCAGCGTGCTCGCTTCATCTGTAAAAATGACACAAGTATATTTTAATTCTGGCTTGTTACTGGTTTCTGATATATTAATTCCTACATTTAAATGGATTAAGATTAGTTCAAAAAATGATTTAAAGTTAGAGAATTACGGGTCTTTGATATATTTTTATGGCGACGAAAATAAACGCGATGCTTTAGTGTAAGTATAAAGATCAATAGAAGTTTTTTATTTATATTGTAAAGTTTGACTGGATGTTTTTTTCAAAGATTCTGAAGGGTTAAACAAAGGACTAAATTCTTTCGGAAATACACTCATAGATTCTGAGAAGGGGTTATTATAAACAACAGGCGGAAATTCTTTTACAAATTGTTGGGGAGTTAATCCTCCAGAGCGAGGGAGGCGCGGAGATTCGTAAAATAAATGAATATTTTCTTGCTTAAAAAGTCCTTGGCCTTGAAGTTGTTGACCAGGCCTTTCATACTTTAAAATGGGTGGAATATCCGGATAGGAAGTCAGGCGGTTAGATCCCCACCCGTTTAGTTCACTAGTTCCACTGAGTTGAATTCCTTGAGTGGTAGCCAACCAGTCATTTATGGTTGAAGCGGATTTAGAGGTCGCAGGAATGTAAGGAAAATTAGGAGGTTGCATTAAATCCTCTGCAGGCCAGTTGTTGATGTTAACCGCGATGTCATCTCGGGTCAAATCAGAGCGGAATTTGTCCATAACATTGCGTGCGGTGTTTATATGTTGAATTCTGGCAAACATTTGTGGATTGGCATGCAACCAGTTGATAACAGTGTTATAATTTTGATGGGCTCCAGCAGTATATCCTGTTTCTGGTTGGTATTTCCAGACGTAAGGCGTCACTGGTTGAGCCATGGCGGGAAAATTTAAAACTATAAAGCCTCAGCTTTGGTACTTAGCGTAAAGCTTCTTTGCGTCTTCTAGATACTGGAACAGTTTCTTCAGATCTCTTTCATACAGGTATCGTTTTGTAATACTTGCTGGAGTTCTATTTCTTATTTGATAAACTTTTTCTGGATATTTTTTAGATTCTAGTCTAATTTTTTCTAGAATTTCCGCAATTTCGTGTTTCAGAGGCAAGTGAACTTGATATGACTGAACACTTGAGTTTTCTGAAAAACGAACAAAGATCAACTGCTAGCTATAAAGATTTAATTTAAAATAATTTTGTCTAAAAAAATTCAGTTTTTAATATAAAAAATTTAGAGCTTACTTACTTGTAAACTTCATTTTCTTTGGAATTGTTGTCTCTGTTTCATCCTCACTCACTTCTCCTTCGTCTTCTTCGCTCATCGGCTTCCCATCCAGCTCGCTCTCCTTCATTTGATGGTAGAGCATAGCTAGTTCTTTGCCTTTGGAAGTTTTCAGAGGATGATATGGCTTCTCCATTGTTTAAGATTTCTCCTGTTTCTGGATCCAAATAAATTCCTTTTCCTCTTTTTAAGAGTTCTTTTTCCCGCGTTATTTGAATTTCTGCTATTTTAGCCAATAATTTTTCGTCTTTTATTACACAAGCTGTTAATTGGTTAGAAAATTTACTTTTACAGTTTTTGTAGAATAAAACTTGGTCATGGTAGAATTCTGCTGAGTTAAATTTGTTAAGATAGGCATTAGCAAAAGTTTGGAGGGTCAGTTTTAGCTGTTTTGTTTTATCAGAGTTTGTGAACTCGAATTTATCAATGGTTAGTATTTCTTGCATCAAACTGCTATTGTAACATGGCATTCTTTGCGGAGAGCATAAATTACAATTACAGTAAACTGATGAAATATTTAAAGGTTTTTCGGGTTCATGCAAATAATTGCCTTGGTTTACTAGAAATGAAGCAAGATTTAGTAACATTACATGACTCCAGAGTATTGGATGACTTTCTAGGAAAGTTAAAGGAATTAGATCTGAAGGTAATAGGGGGCAAATTGACTGCGGTATGCCGGATTTAATGCAGATAAAGTTTCTAAAATTTGATATCTGACTCTGATTTATAAAATCAGGTAAATTAGAACAAAAAGCTCGCAGCATGAGTTCAGGGAAAATAATAGACTTTAAAATTTCAGAAACTTCATCAACTGATTCAGCTTTGACAATTTTCTCAAAATTTTGGTTTAATTCCTCTTTAATTATATTTATTGTTTTATCATCTAATGTTTGATTCCAAATATCCATTGCTGTCTGCCACGTAAATACCAAAAATAAATACACTGTATCTATGATATAGTCTATTTTGTCTTCGGTTGCCAATTGTGTATGTTGCTGCGGATTATTGAGTCTGTTCCTGTGTGTTAAACCATGGAAAGTTACAAATTCGCTTAAACTGACATTTGTCAAAAATTGAAGTAATTTTACATAACCATGGTTAAAGGTGTAATGTAATGATTCCTGGCAGTTTTGAATGAATAATTTGTCACTGAATAAAGTCTGAATGCATTTCAAAAGTATTCCGTATGTAGCGGCTGAAGATACTTTTTGTTGAACTTGTTTTAAATCTTGATCACAGTTTACATGTTGTAGTTTTTCTAGAGTTATTGCAGGTTCGTAATTTTTGTCAAAGTTATTAGGATCCTGACTAATGCCGATAAGAGATTCAATTAAAACTTGTTGTAAAACTGGGGGCAGACTGAGTGAGGGATAGCTGAAACTTTGAAGTTGTTTGCATTTTGATTTAAACCATATATTTCTTTCATGGTCTTGTTTTACTAAAACAAGTTTTTGGTTCTCTTTAAGCTCTTCAATTAAATCTACATTTCCCAAGCTATCATCCCATTTGCAATTTTCCAAGGAAGGTATTTGTAAATCCAGGACTTGATTGTTCATCCATTTTCGGTAAGTGTTAGTTCCTATTTTGTTCGCTTTGCATGATAGCGGAATAGGAGTTGTTAGAAAAAATGGATAGTGCAATGCAAGACATTCCGGAATTAAAAAAGGCGGATAAAAGTTTAGTTTTGGGTCGGGATCACCTGATGATTGTCTTTCATCAGGACAAAATAACAAGTTTTCTAACAATGTTCCAATATTCCAGTTCGATAATTTTGATGTTAACGCTTTACAGATTTTAATTTGTCTTTCCAGATGTTTTGATAGAATAGAGTTAAATTCTTCTTCGTTCAAACCCTTCTCTGACTCTCCCATATTTTTTTCAGCCATCCTACAACGAGAAAAAAACTAACATAATGTCTTCTAAAAAAGTTACTAAATCTATCAAGAAGAGAAAATCTACTACAGAAGAATTTCAGAATAAAGTTCAAGCGGCGCTCGAAATTTTAGCTAAATTTGGAGAGTGTGTTAAAGTTGATACCAGTCAAATGAAGTTTCATCCTGAAGAAGGAGATTGTGAAAAATTATTTGCTCAGTACATGAAAAAGATGAAAATTATAAATTTGACTTATAGTAGCAGTAAATCTATGGCTACTGTAGGAGGTAGAATGCTATATAGTGCAATTTGTAAGCAAATTGACTTGATTCCAAACTTTAATGCTTCTGGTTGTTATTTGTGGTATCATGATTGGGAGGAGGACCGTCCTAGATGTTTTCATGGTGACTTCATGTTTAAAAGGGTGAATGAAATTGAAATGCCTCCAACATCGGAAGCAGGGGTGCAAGCCCTAAAGGAAGGGAGGGGTGTTCTTAGTAATGGGCGTATGAATAAACAAGTAGTAAAAATAGTTCAGGAACATTACGTGTTATGTGCTGAGGATGCCCATCAGCGTTTTGGGCAATGTTCTCCTCGCAGTTGTGGTCTTAACTTTTCAGATGAAAAGAAGGCCTTGCTGGCTATGCAAAATGCCATTGAAACTACAAAAGCTGTGTTTCCGAAAGCTAAAGTCGGAAATATGCTTTTTATATTGGGTCAGTGTGAATGTAATTATGGTGGCAAACAAACAATAGGAAAACAACTCCCTAAAATAACTCCATTTTCTATATCTGGAGTGGAAGGAATTGATGTTCAGGATGTTAATAGAGTTCAGGCCGCAGCAGTTACATTCCCTGCTGTTTTTGTGTTTCAATGTTGTAACTATCAATACAACTTGAGACGTAATAATGGAAAATTTTGTGAGATGAAAATTAGCTTGCCAGATATGTTACAGTGTTTAACTCTTGTGCGTAAATTTTGGAATGAATGTATGGGAAATAACATTCCAATTCAGTTTTCTCAATTTAAGTGGAATCAGTCATTCCAGGTTAAAAATACTATGTTGCCTAACATAGAAGAGGATTCTGATATGAATCCTTTTGGAACTATTGAAGAGCCTACTCCATCAAAGAAAAAAAAAACCATCTTGGAATCTAGCAGTGAAGAAGAAGATGAAGATGAAGACTAATGAAAACGTCAAAAAGCAAGAATACAATTAATGTGTTTTTATTAATCCAGTCTTAGTATTTTCAATAAATGTTCTATAATTTTTTCGAAAATAAACACTTTTTGCATTTAAAAAATCATAAAGAAATGTCTGGTTTTCATGTAATAGATGTGGTTCACATGGGATCAGAGAAGGGGTTGAACCGTTTAATTTTTGAAAAAGCCAACTTTTAAATACATTTTGTTTATAAAAGTGAAAACAGTATAAGAAAAATATACAAAACAAGCCGCACGATCCCGCACAGGTACATTGAACACTTTGAGTATTTCTTTCTACTGTAATACATCTGTCTGAGTTATTTAAGGCCGACCTTTTAATAAGAGAATTTAGTGAAAAATTATAAAATTTAATTAATTGAGTGTCTTTCCATCCGAGTGGATCAAATATAAATAGCTTATAAGAAATGGGTTCTAATGCTAATGTTATCCAGTGTATTCCGCCTTGTTCTCTGGGACCTGTATTAATAATAGCAGTTTGAATTTTAGATTTTTGCAGAAAACCTGGAAATCTGCAATCAAAAATGCCCAAAAATCCATTATTTAAATGTAATGATGAAATCAGATTTTTCAGCTCACTTTCGGATGTGCCGCTCATGTTGCTGCACTACCAGCTGAAAAAGGAAGGCGCAAATAAGCTACACTTATTCCACTTCTTGTTGGTTGATTAATAACAACTTGGTCGAAAACACCAAATAAAAGCATTAGATAAGTTGTTTCAGGCATACTATCCACAGTAAAAACCATATTAAGTGAATGACTAGAATTAGTGTACAAAACACTTTGCCCTAAATCTGTTAAATTACCCATATTCAAAAAATTACTAGAAAATGGTATCTGCCACATATACTTATCACACAAAAATTTCCTTTCAGTTTGTTGGTTTTCAATAGCATTTGGTCCAATCAAAGGGTATGGCCAGTTAGCTACATAAAGATGACCAGTGTTGGATAACATAGGAGGATTTGAAGTTTTAGATTCTAAACCACTATTATTCCAAATTTGCATGGTTCTTTGGTTTGTAATATAAGCAGTATATAAATCATAAGTGCCATTACCATAAATTGGTACTTGGCGACTCATAGGTTGAAAATTTTCTAAAAATCCATAATATTTAGAATGTACTGGCAATTTATAACCTTGATAAGCTTGATTATAATTAGCAGCCATTTGTACCAAATAAAAATCTTTTGTGATAGTACTTTGACTCATAGTATAACCTTCTGCGTCCATATTAGGATCTCTCTTAATTTCAAACCAATTTGGAATCAAAAGCCTATCATCTCCTGGCCATGGAACGCTAGAATCCCACTGAATAGAAACTCGTTGAAAAGTGTGTGTTAAATAGAAAGTACCATCTAGTAGCGGTATAGATCCTGAATAAGTAAAATTTGGATCTTTTGTTGCTCCTATCATAGGTGTTTCTGAAGCTTTAATTCTATTGAAACTCCATCCTCTGAAAGCACCCCAAGATCTATCTGGTACGTTCACTACTACAGTATTTGTATTAGCTGGGATTTGATAAAGATTAGTTACCGCACCCAAATAATCTGCAAAGTTTTGATCATTAGTAGCATTACGCAACATCAATTCAAGTTCACTTACTGTTTCATAATTCATAGGGAAAAATGAAACATATAAATTTATGTTGGTGTATGTAATAGTTGCGCCATCTGCTCTAAGGTCGTTACCTAAAGTAGACTGAAAAACCATGTTGGGATCCTTTCTAAAGTACCATTCATAATTATATGTTCCTGGCAGCAACAAAAGATTTTTTATAGGAAAAAATTTTTGAGGTACTTGAATGTGAAATCTGCAATATCTTCCATTTCCTAACAGTTGTGACCTATACTTTAGTCCTGAATTTCTGTGGTGATTAAATGGATTTACAGTATCCATAACATCTAATGACCACCTAGCCCCAATGTTAGTCCATGTATCTATTATGTTTGCTAGAGGGACCCTTCCATTTATATATCCGTAAGAGTTGGTGTCATCAGGTAGATTTATGTTGGGTGGTGTTGTTTTCAGCCTATCTGGCAGATACATTGCTACATTAGACCACAAAAATGTACGTTGTAGATTTGCTGTCAGATTCATTTCCAAAGATGGCATGTTGCCATATCCTATAAAAGCCTTGGTGTTATCTGTTTTTGCTGCAGTATTTCTACCCGTGTCTACTGTCATCGCATTACCTGCCGCAGTAGGCATGAAATAATTTTGGATACCTTGAGAAGGAAATGATAAGGCCGGAGGGGCTTCTTCATATCCTTCATTATGCAAAATTCTGACATACTGGTCGTAACTATCAACTGCTTGGTTCCAAAGTGCAAAATATCTATACCTATCTGTCAGATCTGCTATTAGATATTGATAGCTTAGTTCACTGTTTCTGTCATTCAAGTCTAAAACAACATTAAGTTGTTGTGTTTGGCTGGAAAATGTTCCTGCATTAGAACCATTATTGTAGAACATGAGTCCAATAAAATTGTCTCGGAAACCAATATAATTTGGGCGATTTCCTATAGCTGTAGCTTTGGCTTCATCAGTATATTCAATATAATGAGCATCTGGATGCAATCTGGTTGCGGTGTCAACTGCAGTAACTCCACTGACCCTGTCATCTGTAGCAGTAGTGTTTAGATAGACTTTAGTTATGGGTGCAGTTGAAATGTTACCATCTGCTGATTGAGGTCTACAATAAGATCCATAAGCCGGAAAAAGATCTCCTAAGCTATTAATTCCTAAAAGCCTTCCAGAAGCACCAGTAGTTTCTGGATTAAATTTGGCAGAGTCATAAGTAGCATATTCTCCTGATTGAGGATTAGGAGTAGTAGTGTTTGCTTCTACTCGAATTGCTTCTTCTACACCTTTGTTTTGAGCATTATAAGCATTAGGGAGTTGAGCAATATAAATTGTTGTAGCTTCATCAGTATCCATAAAAGCTGCATTGGGAAAAGCTGATTTTGGGGCTAATGGATTATAAGCTGTCCCTCCATAAGGTTTAAAAGTAGGTCCTCTATCAATAACTCCTTCAATGTCAAAATATGCACTTCCAAGATCTGCAACTCTGTTATCTCCTACATTTAAAGTAAATCTAGTTTTGTAAAAGTTTTCATTGTCCTCAGTTTGAATCGGAACTATACGAAGTTGAAGTTTCTGAGAACGGTCAGTAGTTACACCCGTCGATGGAGCTACAAAAGGATCTCTAAATTTTTCTCCAAGATTAAAAAAACTTTGAGTGGCAGAGATGAATTGTACCAGATTTTCAGACAAGTATTCCCTTGCATTTCTACCCGCAATGTGAAAAAATTCACGCTGTGGCTCCATCTGTAAATAAAAAGTGTTTTTAATAACAATATCTTCTTGTATTAAAATTTACTCCATCTCCAGTCATGTTATCCAAAAATGCACCCCAACCGGATACGCGTTTTCTTTTTCTTGGGTGAGAATATGAATGTGAAGATTCAGATGAAAATGAAGGAGGGCTAACTTCTTTGGTTTTTATGATTGGTTCATCACTTACAGAATCATAAAAAGACATTTCTACAGGCATTTGGCTAGATTTAATTTCTGGTCTCATAGGTTCAACAATTTTTTCTGATTGCTTTACAAACATTTCATCTTTTGGTTTTAAGCTGGCTATTAGTTGAGCTAATTGTTCTTGAGTAATTTGTTGGTCGTTCCCTATAACTTTTTGTTTCAATTTTTCTAGATCTTTCTCTACCTTTAATCTTCCAATATCTACCAAAGTATTTAAAGTTTGACCTGCTAATTGTCCTGCATTTTCTAAAACATTTGATTGCAGTAGACCTTGTTTGGCTTGCTGAAATCCTTGTGATTGACCTATTTTTTGAGCAGTATTTGATATAAATGAACCTATGTTTCTTAAACCAGAAGTAAAAGAATTTCCCAAACTAGACCAGCTGAAACCTCCTCTCATATCACAGATTCCAACGGTGTGGCCATAAACAGGTGTTAAGCCGCAATGGGGAGCTAATCTTGAAAAAGCCATGTGATCTGTTAAAAAAAAAGTTTTCTAAATTTTAAGAACGATTAGCATTTTTAGCAGCTATTACAGTTCCAGCTATAGCAGGGGCTGCGCTAATTGCGGCTGCTATGATAGGAATGAGAGCTGGTAAAAAACCGCCTTGCAATTCTTTAGGTAAAATGTATGGAGATAGATTGATTTTTTTTAGTTTTTTGTAACGACGTGTATGTCTTCGACGATGAGGAGATTTAAGCACGTGAACTACCTTCATCTGCAAGTGAAAAATAATATTTATTGGGCTGCTCTTCTAGCTCTATTGAAAGCTTTGATTTGACTGACAGCTTTAAGATATTTTTTAAGTCGATCCGCAGGAGATGTAGGTGACCTCTTTTTCTTTGGAACAACTGTTTTTCTTTTTAGTCTGTCCCTGTACAATTTTTCATAATATTTCAATTTGGTTTTTAGTTTCTCAAGTGAAGTACGAGCATTAAGCTGTCCCCACTGAGCTCTGTAATAAGGTCGCACTCTAACAGGTTGTTTTTTAGAAAATTTCAAGCCAGTAGCCCTCATACTTGATGTTCCAATACCCCACCCGGTATTATCAGAGGGACTAACTAAAATAGACATAACGGTTCCAGGAGGATAAGGCCCAGAGATATCAGCCAGATTGTTACTGAAGTGTAGCACTTGAAAGTACTTTAGGGACAACAGTCGCCAAAGATTTCTGTATGTATGGACAAGATCTCCTTCTGTCGTCTGTTATAGTAACTCTTTGTACACCTGTAAGGCTGTTTTTTAATGGCTGAATCCCGTGATCTGCAACAAAGGGGACATTTTCACTTATCCATGTTACGGTGCTGTAAGGTGGTTGCATTAGTATAGCATTTTTAGGAAATCTATTGAATACTTGAGTTGTATTTGTAATTTGTTCCAAAAGTTGAGAATAAACCGCATTTATATTATGAACTAACCCTGCTTTTAAAGGAAACATATGTAATCCAACAATTGGAAGTGTTTCTGGCTTTGTAGTATTGTTAGTAAAAGTAATAGGTGCTTTAAAAGTATCTGGCATTGACCAATAAATTTGACCTAATCCTCCTGTTATGTCCGGAACAGTTAGTACAGTTAGGGCTTTAGCTCCTCCATTATTTTTATAACTTAAAGTCCAAGATCTGTACTTTGTTTGCCATCTGGGGGGATTGTCACTTATTTTTTCTACATTATAGCTAACTCCATTTTCGTCTTGCATTACAGGTTCGATAGAATGAGGATAGTTATTTAAATTCAGTAATGGAGAGATATTTCCCTTCGTCAAATCACTGTATAAAATTTGAAATCCTTTAGTATATGGAAATCTCTTTCTTATACCTAACATATTATTAATTCTAGAATATGTAAAATCTACGCCACATTCAGGTAGCAAGATAATATCTGGATGAAAAGCTTTATATGTATATTTTCCTGGAGTAATTAGTCCCGTTTCAGGATCATATCCAAGTGAAAAATCTCTTGTATCAAATTTTACTCCTATGTCTTCAATTTCTACTCCTTTTTGGCGTCCCACTTCTAAGTAATTGTTTAAAATACCATTGTTAAGTTGATCTATAAGTTCGCTTCCAGTGTAATTGCCTTCAGGAATTGTAATTTGTACCCATTCGTATTTAGGATGTTCTGGATCAGTTTTATCTACCATTAATCTGGCTAGAAAGCTATTACTGTTAAAAAATTCTGAAACATTGGGGCAATTTGTTTTTATAAAAGTTTTCAGTTCACCGCCCCATCTAGATCTTTCATCCAGTTTAATATCTTGCGTTGCTGCTTCATCCGCTGCCAAATCAGCATTTTGAATAATATTTGTAAAAAAGTTACTGTGATTATTAGTAAAGTTTAAACTTTCAATGTCCGAAGACTTATTGTCAATAAAGAATACTTTTGTTGTATCTTGCAGTGGTGCCAGAGGCGTATAAGTAATACTGTTTCTACCCTCTGTTGGAGCAAGGATTCGTGGTGGAGGTACAAATTTCTGCATCTAATAAAAAAGGATGACCGCCCGTCAGGTCTGTTATGATTTTTATTAGTATAAATAATTTCCACCTTTAGGTCTCAAATATTCAAAACGATTTTCAGTGCGCGAACCATGTCCAATCAAAGGTGATATTACCGTATCATTAGAAGCATTTGACTCTTTATCAGAAATATTATGCATCTCTCTAACATAGCGGTGACGCTTTCTGGCTGCGTCTTTCAATCTTTGTCTTCTGTTATTAAACCTTGAATCAACCAATTGTGCTGCAACTAAAGACGCAGCGGGTGCTACAAGATCTCCACTACCAGGGAAAATAGTTTCACCTATTTGTTTTCCGACATAGCCTGTCAAAGGAGGGATGACTGCCTTTGAAATGCTCTCTTGGATACGTTCTCTGAGAGGGTAAAAAGCTGACCGAGGCACGCTACTGTATTCTGACACAGAAGGAGCAGGGAGTGAAGTTTGGCCCATAGAGGGCGAGATGGCTGACTGAAAATCTTCTGTATGCGGGACAGCTTCTTCCTCAGAGATTTGTAAAGGAAGTTCCCGCGGTTCAAATGTTTCGAAATTTTGTTTTTCTTTCTTTTCCGAAAAAAAGTCTGCATAATTTTGAGTCCAAAATGAATTGGGTGGTATCCAATATTTGTTGGAGTAAATTTCTCTGAAGTAAGTAGGAGAATTACGTAAGGCAAATTCCATATAAGTTATTAACCGTCTAATAAAAGGCCCATTGGCCTCATAAAATGACGGAGAAAATGAATAAGATAAAGTTTCTAAAGCATCCCATGGATCTTCATTATTTCTATCAATTTTATCTACCAGACTTTTCTGTATGAACCTTAAAATACCCAGTTGTCTAGGAGATAATGATTTGGGAGGCGAAAATGATTCTTCTTTGTTTTTTAATAGATATCCTAAAGTCTTTGTAAAATCTGCACTAGTGGATCCTATTTGTTGAGCTACATTTTCTACTTCAGCTTCAGTTTCTTCTTCAAAATCTAAAGCAGAAGAAACTGTCAATCTATATAATTTCATGAGTAAAGCTAGAAAAGTATCAGGTGTGAATGTATTATCATTTGTAAAAGGAGCAAGAAAATAAAGCAGTACTCTTGTATTAGCTGTTAGTCTGCTTGTAATATCACCTGGAATAAATTCACCTGTTAATACTATTCCCCAAAAATTTTTTAAATTTTTAAATGCATCATTCAAATTAATTGTATGAATTCCTGTTATGTTAACCTGAATTAAAGTATCATTTCCTGATCTAAAAACTGTAATATTAGGTGTCTCATTAACAAATAATCTTAGAGTTTGTTTAAAAGCTTCATAATTATGTTGTCCAAATGTAACAGTTGAGGGCAAAGAATTTAAAAATGTATTTAAAACAACTTGATTACTTAAATTGGGAATATCGGAACTTCTAATTATATCGGATTGAAGTGATTTAATGTCTCCTGTTAAAGTTTGCAAATTTGATTGAACATTCAAGCTATTATATTTGTGAACTCTGATAAGAAGGTCAGAATATAATGGGCCAACTTCATCACTGCGAATAGCTCCCAAAGCAACTAATTCTTTTAAAAGATTTGCTATCATTTCAGGAGTATCATCTTTTCTTGGAGGCACAACTGCTGATTCTAAAGCATTCAATTTGTTTGCAAACGGTTGACTTTTAAAATTTTTTATAGCTAAAGAGCTTTTGTTTGATAGAATTGCATCTATAACATTAGAAGTCCATTTATGATAATTATTCATTTTGAAGTCCACTGTCTTCGTCTTCGTCGGAATCAGGATGTTCAAGTGCACCTTTTAAGCTGAACATATACATTTCGTCACTTGGTTCTACTTCTACTTTTGACTTTTTCAAAGGATTTTTGCAATATGGATTCACAGTATAGCAACCTATACTTTCTGCTAGCGAAAGTATTCCTAAAATTATTCTCTTGAAAAAAATATGAGTCTTCGCTAACTTGTCTGCTGTAGGATAGAATCCACCTGTAGCTTTCTTTGCAAAATGTAAAGCTAAGTGATTACTAGTTACTAAAAGGGCATTAACTTGTTCTGTAACATTTTGTTCATCTCTTATAATTAGATATATACATGTAATGAGATCAATCAACCATTGATTTACATATTGATTTTTTTCATTTTTTTTAGAAATGTGTTTTAAAATCCGTTTTAAAGTATTTTCTGAACAGTGATTTATTAAAGTAAACAGTTGAAAGTTTAAAGAAGACGATTCAGTATGATCTAAATAAGTCTGCAAAAAATCATCCAAATATGTAATACCTAGAGATATAAATGGTCTAGAAAGTAATTGTTTAACATGACTTATAAAAGAATCATGTGTCCATTGTTCTAAACTACGAGTATAAGATCCATTTCTCTTTAGCTCTGCGGCTTCTATGTGTCTTTGAGCTGGACTAGTTCCAGCAAAATCCGGCCTGAACATATCAGTTTTTAATTGTTTAGAATCATCAAGTTTTATGCAAGCAGAAGATTTATACATTAAGTCTCGTTCTTCTGCCATTTTAGGATTTTTATCATGTAGTATATCTACTACTGGTATCTGACTTTTAGGTAAATTATCATCTCTTTGAGATCGTCTCATATTAAATTCATCAGATGGTTTGCTAGAAATGCCAACTGCTGGTTCAAATTCATCTTTTTCATTTTTATTTGACGTGCCCGGGGAGTTGCTTGATAAGTCTGGAGTTTCCAATGATGAACGTAAATTTTGTAAAATAGGATGCATCTGCAGTAATAAGATAAATTTTTTGTTTGCCTTGCAGATTCACCAATGGCAACAACTCACTGGGCAAAGTCAACATACCTTACGATATTTACGTTTAACACTTGACCTTAATAATCGAAGTATTGCCAGGTCAAGGACTATACATGAAAGGGGAATAAAATGGGCTAATCGATTTTTTAATTATCCAGTGACTCAATTACTCGATTTACGCCCAAGAGGACCTGTTACTTCACAACCACCATTTGAAGGAGAACCTCCACCAAATTTATTAATTGGGTATTTTTATGTGGCGCGAGTTTTAAACCAGTATCTGTTTGATCAGCGGACTTACAGCAACATTTCATATAAGTTGTATCTTTCACCTATAAGTTTTGAGAGACGCATGACCTGGCAAATTTTAACTGATTGTTCATACTCCATAAATACTGGGTCATATATGAGAGCAATTCAAAATGTAGAAAATTTTTCACAAACAATTAGTCAAATTCAAAACGCGGTTTTAATGGATAGAATATTAGGGAGTCTGCAACTTGCAGACATGCAAGGTTTTGGCTCCGCTATTTCAGCTCAAAATCAGAATAGATCTTTTCAGCAGCATTATCAACCTTTTTCTCAAGCTTTTATGGTTTTAAATTTGCAAGAAAGGGATACTTACCTTATAAAGTTAATTTGTAAAATTAAAAAAGCTTTATGTAAATTTTTAATTTTGTCTAACATGCATAATAGTGAATGTATATTAGACTTACCTTTTTCTGAATTCTGGATTGAGCTTTTTATAGATGAATTTTCACAGCTGGAAATTCCAGAAGCTGAAAATCGAATTAATTTAAAAGATTTAGCAACTGTATTAACTTTAGGAAAAGGTGGCATGCATGGTGGAGCATTAACTTTAAGGTCAGGGACAAGAGTAGGATTACCATTCAGATTAAGACCTAGGGAAAATTATAGAGCTATTACTGAAATAATGAGACGTTCAAGGGGTGATGTAATCAGAAGATTTATTGATAGATTACCTGTTAATAGACGCCAAAGGGTAAGGAATGTTGAAGAAACTTCTAGTTCTCCTCTTACTGTTCCTGAAATAGAAGATGAAGGATTTTCAGATCGCGAGCCGAGCTCAAGCGATCTGAGTAGGGAAGAATTTAATGATGAAGTGATAGCTTCAATAGTAGATTTAATTCAAAATTTAGAAGAAGAATTAACTCCTGAAGCAAGAAGGAGTAATTTTTTTAATTACGGAAGTGAATTTTTTCAATTACTTATTAGATTTTATAATGAAAATAGATTGACTGATGATTTTATTCAAAAATGGTTAGTGTATTTCTTTATATTAGAGCATGTGGCAAGCACGCTATATTACTTATACTTAAATTTAGTGCAAAATAGGTTAGCTGCCAGAAATATTGGAATCCAATTTGTTCAAATTATATTAAGAGGTAGAAATGAAAATGGAGAAGATATATTTACTAGAGTTTGGTTTAATAGAGAAACACAAGCATTCAGACAACTATATAGCAGAATAACTCGTGATTTTTTAGGAATTATAGAAGCTAATGAAAGATCTTACTCTTTTTCAACTCCAGAAGAAAGAGACCAATTACTTCAAGATATAGACTTCGTAGAAGACAGTGGGAGCATAGAAGAAGTAATCAACCAAGTAAACACGGATTTTTCAGATTTAGATTCAGTTGAAATAGCATTTAGAATAAAATTGTCTGGAATTGTTGGCTATAGTACAAATGAAGTTGTTTTAAGAAGCTTTGAGCGAGTACGGGAAGCGGCTTTAAACAGATGGCTTCAAAGACAATAATAAAGCAAAGAACTACTACTTATATTACTGGAATATATGAGGATACATATATAAAAATTATATACTACAAGAATTTTGAAAAAAGTTTTTATAATTACTTTGCAATTCAGGGTTTAAAATTAAATTCTTTCAAGAAAGTAGAAAATGTTTTAGATGTTTTAAAACTTTGTGATTCTAACACCCCCGTATCTTTAAAAATATGGAAGTTCAACAAAAGATTTTTTAAGATGACTGAAGAAATTCTTAATGGAAATTTGTTACCAATAGAATTATTGATTTTAAAAGGAGAAATATATTTAATAAAAACTGTTAAACAACAGAATAAATGTGAATTCTGCGGAACAATTTATAGTAATATACACAACTGCTCATCCAGAAGACGGGACTTCTATTATCACAATATTCACCATGAAACAAAACTCTGGTGGGAAAAAATCAAATTTAATCCAGTTGGAGCCATAAAAGCAAAACGTCTTTTTATTGTTTATGATATTGAAACATATACTTACCATTCTTTGTATGGAAAACAGTTAACTCCTTACTTGTTGGTTTTTAAGTTAATTGGATGTAAATCACTCATAAAAATTGCTTCTAAAATAGCTACCGATATAGGTTATGAGGTAAACAGAGAATGTTTTGTAATGTTAAATAAAAAAGAAGATGAAATTGGCATAGCTTTTAAAAAATTCAGAACAGAGCTACAAATTTCAGTAGCTAAAAAATACTGGTCAACGTTTTGTGAAAATCATGGTCTTGAATCAAATTTATCATATGAAGACATCATGGTCTTAAATAAAGAAAAAAAATTAAAACAGTGCGAACCAAGATATATTGAATTATATGTAGTAGGTCATAATATCTGTGGTTTTGATGAAATCATACTTGCAAGTCATGTATTAGAAGGAATAGACAGTGAAGAACTTTCAATGTTTAAGCTGACAAGAAGCTTTATGCCTCGTGCTGGAAAACTGTTATTTAATGATATTACATTATCTCTTCCAAATCCTTGCTTTAAGAAACCTTCACATACAACTTATGAAAGATGGAAAAATGGAATTATTAATTTTGAAGATATGAAATGGCAAGGTATAAAATTTATGGTTAGGGATACATTTTTGTTAACCCACTCTTCTTTAAGAGACGCTGCTACTGCATATCAGTTGAGTGTTAGCAAAGGTTATTGTCCTTACAGGGCAATCAATGATTTTTTTATGTTGGGAGAATATGAAAAAGAAAACAATGGTTATCCAGTTCAAAAATATTGGAATTCATTTGAAGAATATTTACAAAACAAACCAAAACACAACCAAAAATACAACTTATTAGAGGAAGCTAAGGAGTATTGTATTGATGATGTTATAGTTACGGCTCAATTAGTTGAAAAACTTATAGAAGGTTATCAAGAGTTCTGTACAACATCTTTAAAGCTTGAGTGTTCTTTTAATATATTCCAACGTCCTACAATTAGTAGTAATACTCAAGCATTGTTTAAACAAATCTTTTATAATGAAGAAGATCATCCCTCTGAATTCCTAAGAAATTTGGAAGCTCCATCAGAAAAAATGTATGATTTTGTTAGAATGAGTTTAAGAGGAGGAAGATGTTATCCTTCATTTTTAGGAATATTTGAAGAAGCAATATATGTGTATGATATCTGCGGAATGTATGCTAGTGCCTTAACGCATCCACTTCCATATGGAAAAACTTTAAATGCTTTTGAAGCCAATGCACAAATAGATTACTTTCAAGAACTACTACAAAGAAAAGAAAAAATAGATTATTTTGACAATTCAATCAAACCTATGATTGTGGTAGCCGATTGTGAACCCCCATCATTAGATTATCTTGATGTGTTACCTCCATTATGTTCTAAAAAAAGTGGAAAGTTATGCTGGTCAAATGAAACATTGATAAATGAAGTACTGACCTCTATCGATTTAATCACCTTACACAATAGAGGATGGAAATGCAAAATAATCAAAAGCTCTGAAATGTATGCTGTATGGAGTGACTGGAAACCGTTATGTCAAAAATATGTGAAAGTAAATATTATGGCTAAAGAAAAAGCAAGTAAAAGTAACAACAAGATTCAGCGAAGTATAAGTAAATTGTTATCAAATGCTTTATATGGTTCGTTTGCTACCCGTATAGATAAAAAGAAAGTAGTGTTTGCTGAAAATATTGAAGAGAAAGATAAAAAAAGATTAGAAAATGGATCAGCTGAAATTACATCATACACAACTGTGATTAGTAAATCATTACCAAAACGTTCATTTGAGTGGAATCAGTATTTTTCAAACCTACCTGAAATGCCGCCCAAAGATTCCAAAGACACAAATGAAAATTTTAATTTTCCACTTTTTATAGGAAATCAAGATCACGTGACTTTTAAGCCTATAACTTTTTTATCTGCTGATTGTAATGATTTAATTTTAACAACTATTGAGGATAAGGAAGAATGGATCAAGAACAACCGATATCCAACTCAGATAGCATCCTTTGTGCTGGCTTGGACCAGAGCTTTCATGAGTGAGTGGGCAGAAATTTTATATGGGGAAGATATGGGTAAACCTTACATAGAAAGGGAGATAAAAAGTATTTATGGTGATACAGACTCGTTATTCTTAACAGAAAAGGGCCACCAACTCATGTTATCAAAAGGATTACATAGACTTAAAAAATATAACTCAAATTTAATCTTTGATGAAAAACATCCATGTCTAACTTGGTTGGTTGAATGCGAAACTGTTTGTAACCGTTGCGGAGCTGAAGCATTCAGTTCAGAAACATGTATTTTAGCTCCTAAATTATATGCTTTAAAAGACATAACTTGTAAAAACTGTAAATTTATTGGAGAAGGAAAATTAAGAGCCAAAGGTCATGCTAAAAATTGTTTAAACTATGAAATTCTAAAACATTGTTTTACTGACTATAATTTATTAGAACAACCACAGAAAGAGTTTCAGACATCGAGGAAAAGTTTAAAAAAGACACTGCAAACCGCAAGTGGAACCGATGTACCATTCACGGTGGTAGAGAAGCAACTAACCAGAATTCTGAGACCTTGGAAGGATCAAACGATGAGGAAAGGGATCCAGTGGAAGAAAGGATACTTACTTTACCCGTACGACAAGAGACACCCAAATCCAAGACCGCAAGAACCATTGACAGAAAATCCTTTTTGGGAAAATTTTTAAGTGACACATTAAATTGGAAAAATGATGTTGTAAAGATAGATCCTTCTATTTGCAGAAATCCATTTCCAGAAAGTCAAGAAGTTTTTGATAAATGTATGTATCATGGTCAACTTATGACTGATTTACACAATATTGCTGTAAATTATCAAAAAACTGTAAATGAGGCTCACAATCTGTTAAAAGATGGCTGTATACCCAGTTTAAACTGCGGATTACAACCATTCATTGTTACTGTATATGGACCCACAGGTAGCGGAAAATCTCAATTTATAAGAAATATTATATCTGGAAAACTAATTGATCCAATACCAGAAACAATTTTTTTCATAACTCCAGAAAAAGGTACTGTTCCATTAGAAGAAAAAATTGCGTGGAAAGCACAGTGTGTTGAAGGAAACTACGATGCATTCTCTAATCCACTAACAAAAACATTAAATCCAAAATTTATACAATTAGCTTTCAAAGATGCTATTTCCGATACTAATCTAAATATTGATAATCCAGATAATATATTCTGCAGAGCTGCAAGTGAAGGATCTATCTGTATTATAATAGATGAATGTATGAATCAATTGGGATCATGTCATTCTATAAGTTCTTTCTTTCATGCTTTACCGTCAAAAATTTTTAATAGATTTGCCAAATGTAATGGTTACACTGTTGTAGTAGTTTTACATAATATGAACCCGCGTCATGATAGAGGAAATATTAAGGATTTAAAAATTCAATCAAAATGTCATGTTATTAGTCCGCAGCTTGATTCTTCACAGATAAATAGATTTATTAAAAACTATTCTTTTGGATTTCCGAGTGCACTTATCCCTGTACTTAAAGATATAGTGGATCATGCAAGAGTTAACTCAAAATATAGCTGGTTAATATATAATAATGTTCCTATTACCGAATCATTTAGATGGAGCTATTATTCACCTTCTGATCAAGTCAAACCTATATTTATGAATTTACAAAGTTTGTTTTATCAAGCATGTATGGAAATTAGAAGAGTGTTTAGAAAAAGAACTTATACGCAGAATCAATATGTAAAACGTTTAAATGTAAATCCATTTTGTTTTGAATAAAAAGTTTTTTACTTTATTGTACCAATTTTTGGAGTCATGTTACCTTCTACAATATTTTTCATGGTTACATTATTACCAGAACACCCAATAATAAACACTTTGTCTTTTACAGCTTCAGCAACCTGAACTTGACCAGCATCGTTAGCTGCATGTGTATTACCATAGAAATTACATCCAGTAATGCACCATTTATCAATTTTTGTGGTAGAAAAATTTACAATGTTTACATCTCCAAACCAATGAAAATTACCGCTATAACAAGGTGGAATTTCTTGATTATCATCAAAATAAAATGATGCTAACTGTATCGTTGATCCATCTGTAAGTTTAAACTGAGTAGGCCAGACATTGCCTCCGTTATCAGCATGGTTAATTATGTTATTGCAGAAAGTACCCTTAGCGGGATTATTATTTTCGGAATGGCCTTCATACCACATGTTATCTCCAACATGCAGATAAGCACATCTACAGTTAACAATAACATTATTATTTCTAGACCAATTACCCCCGGTTACATTAAAACAGATTTGACAATCATAAAATTGATTTTGACTGGCTATGGAATATTCAGATGAACCAGTATTAGAAATTCCAATTCTACAACCATTAAAACGACAATTTGAAACTAAATGCTGCTGATTCCATTTTCTCGCATTCCAAAAATTTCTATTATCTGAATACCAAAGAGCCGCTCCCCTAAAATTTTTAAAGTTACAATTGACTATTGAAGTTTTCCATACATTGATAAACCATACAGCACTGTGAGTTGTAAGTCCTAAACTTAACTGGCCACTTCTAATAGGAAATTCATCTTCAATAAAGTTGATATTTTCAAACACGACGTAAAAATCTTCAGGAATAACACTTTCACTGTTGAAAACAAACACAGGTCCAGGTCCGACAAGTTGTACTGTAGCTCCTTGACCGTAAATGTGAATAGGCTTTGACAGTTCGATACACTTCCAGTAATAAGTAGCTCCAGGTTGTAAGTAAGCCGTATTGTTAGTTTGAAAGAAGGCTATTGGATCTTGATCTGGTTTAAGAACAGGAAAGTCAATATTCTGACTCGATGAATTATTAGAAGATGCCGAAGCAGGCCATGGAACAATTGGCTTAGAAACATAAGGAAATTCAACAGAAAACTCCGCCGAAGTCATTGTGGCGTTAAAAATTTGAATTCTATTTTTACAAACTAAAAATTAGGGTTTTATTAATTTTGATAGTTGTGCCAGAAATTTGCTTACCGCGTGACAATTCTGGCGAGTTTCAGCTAAATTAGAACCTTTACAGAAAGAAGCAAGCCAACACACTAAGACACAAAACATAGACACGGTAAAATCTTCAGGAAGATCTTTCTTGATGATATCAAGTTTGTTACAAACATTACCAGGGATGTAAGAATTTAACAACGCCAAGTCGCTAGCATAAATAAAGGCCATTTTTTTTAAAAAATCAGAGAAAGCCCATAAATTTGGCTTAATCCATATTGGGTTAAATATCTGCTGATACCATCTTAAATTAAAGTCAAGCAAAACACAGTACAAATTCCTTTCTGTAAATGCAGGAGTCATTCCAATCTCCATCGTACTGGCGCCACAAATTTATTTCCTAATAAGGCAAAAAAATCACAGAAAAATGTCAAATAAGGCTCAATCCATTCAATCCCCGACGTCATTTTCATTACATAACATGTACTCCCGCTAGAATATTGTGTAACATCAAATTTAGATTTGCACAAACAAAAACAAACCGCTAACCACATGCGATCACAATGAAGAGTTATATCTCTTAAACATATCCAAGACACTTGATCCAATACATAATAGTATAAATTATCAGTATCAAAAAGAAAAAATCCTGCACTATCTGATTCATGATTCCACTGACAAATTATATGATTAATAGAAGGTTTCAGCAATTTCTTTTCCATTTGCAAAAAAATTTGCAGTCCGGGAAAATCGTGTAGCTAACAGGATGTACGTCACAAATAACACAGCTTTAGCAGGAGGAGCCTACAGAAAAAGGAAGAAAAAATTTCAAAGACCAAAGCCAAGAAAAAGAGCGCGAAAAAGCAAAAAACCGCCAAAATCAGAAAATACTTATGTTCAGAGATTTTGGAAAAACCCTCCTCGCAATTATATATTGAAAGAACCCACAAAACCCATTTCATCCTATGCAAGATGGATTCCTCCAGAAATTGTAGATGTGAATAACATTACCGTCAATATTCCTAATACCATAACTGCTAGTCGCTTACCGAAAACAGAATTTCAAGAAACAGAAGTCTTCAAAGATGCTCGTGACCAATGGTACTTCCCAATAAGACCTTCTGATGGAGAACATGATACAGATGTAAAAGTAAAGAAGAAATGGTCATTAGATACCGTTTTGCAATTTTTACAGTCCTCTCCAAAGCATATCAGACAACTTCTACTTACAAGTCTTTTTGGTTCACTTCTTGGCCTGATCCTAGATACTCTCTTCGGAGGACCCTGGAATTTAACCTCTCGGTTGCTCCGCTTAATTATATCTGTGGTTCCTGGAGGGAGAATACTTTTAACTGCTTTAGATGGGTTGGGCTATTTTTTAGGAAATTCTGCAAATCCAATCCATTTAATTGAAAATCCGATGATGCAAGCTTTTGGAAACAGCATTCAAAAGCAAATATCACCTAGATTGGCAGAAGATATAATAAAAGCAGCAGATGAACAAATAGGAGGGGGGTTTATGCGTACGATAGCATCTATCCTTTCTGCAGCGGCATCAGCAGGAACACACTTTACAATGGCCCTTCCTGCTATTCCAATTGCTGCTGTACGTCCATTTATGCGTTAAAAAAAAAATTTAACTTTTTAAAGTAAGACATTTTATGCGAATTTTGGCTTGTATGTACAAAATTTAAGTAAAATATCATGTGAAGTAAAAAAGATGAAAAATGTAATAAGTAAAAAAGTCATTGTTAAAAGAATTGTGAATAAAGATCCAACAACTTACTTCTTTGTAAATTCCATGACAATAAACAATAAAAAACCCACACGCCCCGCCTCTGTGCAACGTTATATATATGAATAG